TTGTGTATAACCTAAACCACCTCCAACGGCTTCAGTGCCAAAAGTTGTGGATAAGTTTTTCTTAATCTGAACAGACTTACAAATCTCAGAAACCAAGTTTTTATCAGTAATTTTATATTTTTCTCGGCCGTTCATAAGTTCACCTGTTTTACACATAAAATATACCTTAGTTTTGTTGTTCACATATGGAGTTGGGAATCCTGTATTAGTAATTTTAAGTAATACTTCACCTCCAACATTTCCTTTTGTCGTTGGATATAATTTTGTATTATTACCTACTATTTCAATATCTTTTTCTTTTCCATCAGCCCCTTTAGCTTTGAATTTTAAATCTTTGGTTAAGGTTACAAATCCTGTTTTATTATCTATTGTAACATTCTGTTCAAGTAAAAAAGATTTAGTTATTTCACTTTCAACTAAAAAGTTTTTTATTCTTGAATATTGGTTTTCTGTTAGTATTATATTTCCCATCTTTTTAACTATTAAACATTTGATTCATTGTTTCTTGACTTGTCGTATTGTCTACCGCCGGTTTTTGATCGGTAGGGTTTGTTGGTGCTTGTTTTGTTGGTTTTAATTTACCTTTACAAGCTTCCCACGCTGTCGAACTTTTTGCTCCCCAAGCTCCATCTTCAACAAGTTTTGTGGTCAAGACTTCAGCAGGACATTCATCATTCATTCTAATTTGAATTTTTAAAACTTTTTCTTGGCAGTTAGGTTTTTTTCCTGCACAAGTTGCTGTTGTGTATCTTGCTGCTGTAGGTGTTGTAGGTGTAGCAGCCACTGTAGTTGTGGTTGTTGTTGTGTTATCTTCAAACAAATATTTGTTTTTGGTTGCCGTTATATGCATTTCCAAAATTCTATTTCTGTCTTCTTCGTTGATTTTGAAAAGATCTTTTTTCATAAATGATATTTTTAATATAAATACCATGAAAAATAAAAAAGGTGAGAAAATTTCTCACCTTTATTTTTGGTCGACACTGAATGTGTCATTTCTCCACCACCTTGTTTTTAAAAGAACAAGGAAACTATTGTTTTTCCATCCAAATTCTAACACTATTTTGTCCTGTAAAATAGTTTTTAAATTGGCAATTTTCAATTAAACCTTGTGTTAAGTTGTAATCATATATAGTTCCACTAATATGACCCCAAGGCGTGTTGTTCAAAGTTAAAGAATATCCGAAAGCGTTTGAATACAAGTTATATGTTGATTGAACTCCATTGAAAGAATACACATTATTTGAAATAAAAACAAGTGTGTCTGATCTAAGTTCTTGATTGAAGTTAGTATTTAAAATCTTTGTAATAACCCAAGTTGTGTTTTTTAGACTTATGGTAGAGTCCACAGTTATTGTATCAGTGATTATGGGTTGTGGTGGTAATGGTTGTTGTGGTGTTACATCTTCTTTCACACAAGAAGTAATTAGTAAAACCAATAAAAAAAGTGATGTTATATGTTTCATTTATACTAATGTTTCAATTTTATTTCTTACTTGTTCTGCAATAGTTACCTCTTTCACATTGGTCAATACTACAGATTCTTTTAATATTTTGGATGGGATGTGAACTAAAAATGTGTTTCCATCATAATACGAAAGATCTTCATTTAGGTTCAACGCACCATCCACCATTTTTAAAAATATTTTGAATTGTATCGGGTCTACAAAAGACTCGGACAAAAGATTTCCGAATTTCTCGTTCATAATGGTGATTGTGTGATGGAAAGTTGTTTTTATCATTTGTTTTATATTTCTACAAATATAATAAACTTTTAATTATACTTCAAATTATTTCAAAACTTTTTTAATAATTTCCATCAATTCTTCATTACCTTCTTGTTCAGGTAGTTCTTCTTTTTTGTAATATCTACAAGATGTATGTTCAAATCCGTCTTGAGCCTTTTCTAAATCAGGTTCTTGTTTTTCTTGGGCTTCGGACTTGAAGACAAACATATGTCCTTTTTTTGTTCCGTCTTTTTTATATTTAGTTATAAAACCAATCAAATCAATTTTTCGATCAAGTTCAATATTCGTTTCCTCATAAAACTCTCTTAAAGCAGAATAACCCGGTGATTCACCATCTTCCATTTTTCCTGACGGTATTGACCAAGTATTTGGTAAAGACTTTTCGGGTGCTCTTTTACATAACAAAACCTCATCGTTATGTTTTAAAATTATACCAGCCCATTTTTTAAATTTAACCATAGATATTTATAAATATGAAGGTTAAAGTAAATGATAGTCTTTTTGACGTTAAAACATTATTAACATCAAAAGACATACAAAAAGGTATGATGGGAAAAAGATTTGACGGATCATTTGATGGTATGTTATTTTTTATGGATGATGAACCTCACTCTTTTTGGATGAAAAATTGTTTGGTTCATTTAGACATAATTTTTATCAACGATGATGAGATTATAAAAATTCATCATAATTGTAAACCTTGTATCACAGATGAATGTGATAGATATGAAGGAAGTGGTAATCTTGTTTTAGAACTTCCAGGTGGATCTTGTAAGAAATACAATGTCAAAGAAGGTGATAAAGTAGAATTAATCTAACTCTTCAACTTTCACTTTTGTTTTTTCATCAACAAAAGACTGAACTCGTCCTCTTGCAATATCACAATAATTTGGTGACAATTCTATTCCCAACCATCTGCGATCCAAGATTTCTGCGGCGACCAAACTAGTTCCCGAACCAGCGAAAGGATCAAGAATTACATCATTCTTATATGACAATATCTTAATCGCCTTTGTTGGTATATCCATTGAAAAGGTTGCTTTAGTCAATGACTTTGTATCTGCAAAATAGTTCCACTGACCAAAAACAAGTTCCATAAATTCTTTCTTGTCGTTTTCATCATAAACCATTTTATTTCTTTTAGACCCATCTTCTTTTTCAACTTCAGTCATCTCTCCTGTCCATTGTGGTTGACCCTTAACCTTTTTAATATGTTGTTTTTTGTATGCCAAAATTACACACTCCTTTGGGTTATAAATGTATGGTGAACTCGGGCTCATCCAAGAACCCCAAGCTGTTGTCTTACTTCTATGTGGTGATTGTTCTTCTAAATCAACAATACCAAAGAAACCAAACCCGATCTCTTTCATAATCTGCCACATTTCTGACACAAAAAAGATACGACCACCTTTTTTCTGTCGATTGATTTCATACGGAATATTCAGACTAATTCTACCATCATCTTTCAATACTCTGTATGCTTCCGACAACCAAGATTTTGCAAACTCAACGTATTCGTTAAATTCAACATCATCTTCATGGACATCATAATCAATCCCAACACCATAAGGCGGGCTAGTTAAAACCAAATCTACAGACCCTTCCGGTAATGTCTTCATTACCTCAATACAGTCACCGTTTATTATTTTTCCTGTTTCAATCATTTTTATATTCTTGTTTTAATGTGTAATACATGCCTTTACTATCTGTTGTTCCATATCCTTTGTATATTTCAAAATCTTGACCTTCGTAAGAAATACCTTCAACAATTTCAATTCTTTCTGAAATGTCTACAACTTTGAATTTTAATTTGGAAATGTCAAATTCTTCCTCTAAAGGAATATCATAAACTATATGTTGTCCTTTACAATAATCTTCAATAAAGAGATATTTTTTATTTTCATTATATAATTCTCTATAACTACACTTGTCATAATCGACACCTTCAGTTTCATATAAGATAACACCGTTTAAATCCTCGACTCTCATATAGAGCTCTTCTGTGTATGGCCCCATAATGGTCTCATTTATACAATCAAAATATGATTCGATATTTAAAATTTGACATATATCATCATAATCTAAACCATCAGTTTCAACATTCCCATCAAGAAGACTTTCATATTGTTCTTCATTCAATTCGAAAGGATAAACTTCGGATCCTCGACCACCAAGTATAATTTTGTAATAGTCCATGTTATAAAAAATTTGATATTATTTGTGCCAATTTATACCCTGTAAAAGCACCTGCCGCTGCTGATCCAGGAAGAATGATAAACTTACCTAATATAGTTTCATACTTATTTCTATTCACAATATAAGAAATTAAAATGTAATAAACAATATAGTTTATTAAAACTAAAAAGTCCAGTTCTTTTGCAACAAAAACAACAATAGAATTTCCTAAAAACCCCCAAGTAAAGTTGATAAGGGTTTCACGAATTAATTCGTTTGGTGTGGTGATCGCATCTAAGATGTTAATCTCTTGATTCAGAGTTGATTTTTTGTTCGAGTTGTTCGATGTGGTGTTCGAGATACCAGAGACCTTTTCTGAGGTCTTGGAGTTCTTTATCTTTTCCTTTTTTTCCTGCACGACTTATATATTTTATTGTATTTCCTAAACTAAACCCTAGATCCCAAGCATCAATCACTTTGATCGCTTCATATTCATTATTTTTTCCTCCGTAATGTTGTGGGTGATTTACATGTTCTTTATTTTCCATTCTATTTCCAAAATAATTGTATTATTAAAATTCCTATTGCTAAAATCAAACAAACTATGGTTTTTAATGTTAAGGGTTCTTTAAAAATCAACCAACTTAACCATGTAAAAACAACCGCTCCAATACTAAACCCAATCAACCTTGAAGGCCACATTTGACCATTGTATGCGATTATCATATTCTTAACTGAATACATAAACAACATTGATATTGGAATTCCCATCATTACCATTGTCCAATAATGATTTTTAATCCATTCATACTTTAAAGGTCCTTGAAGTTGAAAGAATGTTCCAATTTGTGCTAAAAATCCAAAAAATATCCCCACTAATAACGCCCATCCATTAACCATTATTCTTCTTCTCTATATTCTTTTAACAATTCATCATTAGACATAGTTCCATACTTTTCACTAAGACCATTCAAATCAACTTCTTTATTGATCATAGTTTTTGTATCATAAAGTAGTTGCGTAACATCTAATGATTTAACAATTTCACAAATGATCTTATATGGATCGGCATTTGACCCCGGTCTTCTATCTTCAACATATCCTTTCCATTCTTTTGCGGTGTCCTGTGGAACTCTAATTGACGCTCCACGATCAGATACACCCCAACTAAACTTATCAATTGATTGTGTTTCATATTCACCAGTTAGTCGTAAGTGATTGTTCGATCCATAGGCTTTGATGTGATCTTCATGTCTTGATTCAAATGCATTGAATAATGCCATAAAGTATTCTTCGTTCCCATCAAGTCTCATAATGTCTGTTGAAAAGTTTGTATGAAGACCTGATCCGTTCCATTCTCCGTGTGTGATTGGTTTTGGGTGAAGGTCAATATGATAACCGTATTTTTCTGCGATCTTGAATAGAAAATATCTTGTCATCCAAAGATCGTCTCCACCTTTTAATTTTCCTTGTGATAATACTTGATATTCCCACTGACCTAAAGCAACCTCAGCGTTGATTCCTGTGATGTTAATACCATAGTTCAAACACATATTTAAATGTTCATCAACAAACTCACGACCAACAACATTATGCCCAACACCACAATAGTATTCACCTTGACCTTTTAGAATATTTCTTTTGTGACCCAAAATGTTTCCATTAACTTCTTCTCGAATGAAATACTCCTGTTCAAAACCAAACCAAAGATCTTCAAATCCTTCACCAATACTAGATCTTTTATTTGATTCGTGTGGTGTTCCATCTGGGTTTAACACCTCACATAAAATATAGATTGTTGATTGCATGTCTTGAACATAATGTCTAACAGGTTTCAACAAACGATCTGAATTTCCGGTATTTGCTTGTGATGTGGATGATCCATCAAAGTTCCATATTGGAAAATTTCCATCAAGAAATGCTGTGGAAACGGAATCATAATCAACAATTTTAACTTTGCTTCTTAAATTTGGTTCTGGTTTGTATCCATCTAGCCACACATATTCTAGTTTCAGTTTCATAACAATTTAATTAAATTTTCTTTTATAAAGTTTTTGATTGTGAAATAAATCCTGATATTCTTCTTTTAAACATTGGAAGTAAAGTTTCTTCTATTGGAAACTCACCTGAACATGTCATTTGAAAGATTGGTGCGGATCTTCTCTCTTCAACCGTGAATGTTGAAAAGTTATTTATTATTTTTGAAATAGTCAAATCATTTACTTGGCCAGAATAGACCAAAGTTACGTTTGTCATTTGTTGGGGATTAGATTTTGTTTGTTTTTTTATCGTGTATTCCCAAACATAATGTTTTTTTGAATTGTCGATAAAGTAAAAGTATCCTTTGGGATTTACAACATTTTTCTTGTTTCGTCTAATTTTCATATCCAATGAATCGAAAACAATTGTCCATACAGATTTTGCAATATTGAAGTATTCCATAATTCTTGGTGCCGAATAACTTAAAATGGAAATGAATTCTTTTTGTTCTTCTTCTGTTAATTTTGGAATTTCTTTAACTTTGAGGTCTTTAACTAATAATTCATCATCAATATTGTTTAGTTTTTTATCGGTATAAACAATTTTTTGATCTCTCATTAAAGCCTGAACATTCATTAAATGTAATGACAACTCAATGAATCCTGGGTATAACTCCAACTTGTCGAGTTTTTCTCCCATCTTTTGAAAATAAGAAAGTAATTTGTATTCTTTATATTCTCGATCGATTGGTTTTTCAAACATCCAATCGGTATTTAATAAAAATTCTATTTTTTTTCTTCTTGCCATCTCTGTGTTAAAAAGTAATACAAAAAGATGAACAAATAAAGTCCTAACTCGTTCTCATTACAAAATACCAATCACCATTTACCTGTGTTTCAAACATTTCTCCATCATATGAATTTAATAAAGCTCCATATCCATCACTATTTACGACAATATCCGTAACCTCATCTAAATCAACAAAATCCATTATGAAATTTTGTTCATAACCGTAATGTTTAATAAAATCATCAATATCATCAACATATTCATTAACTCTATCTGTGATTTCATTCTCTATGGAACTTTCATCATAACCACCTTGTGGGTCTTCTTTGATGTCTTCTATTGTCTCTTCTAACCCTTCTATTTTTCCTTCAATTTTTTCGAATTCTTCGTCAGACAATTCCTCTTTTTCTAATCTATTATTTAGATTTTCTATAGTTTTTGTTAATTGATTAACTTGATGTTGTTGATTTGTAGATAATTCAAGTCCTATATCGTAGTTTTCAGGATCATCTCTAACTATATCTTCAAAAAAATCTTCTAACCAACTTT